CGGCAAGGCGTTCCAACGCGGCTGCGCTGTCTGGCATCGCCGCGCGGGGAAGGACAGCTGCGCGCTTAACCTCACCGCCCGCGACATGTTCAAGCGGGTGGGCACCTACTGGCATCTCTTTCCGGAGCAGACCCAGGCCCGCCGCGCGATTTGGAACGGCATTGACCGCGAGGGCAGGCGGATCATCGACCAGTTTCTACCGCCAGAGGTGCGAAAGCGCGAAAACGGGCAGGAGATGCTGATCGAGACGGTGAACGGCTCAATGTGGCAGATGGCCGGTTCGGACAATTACGACAGCTTGGTCGGCTCAAACCCAATCGGCGTGGTGTTCTCGGAATGGTCGCTCGCTCACCCGGAGGCGTGGGACTACATCCGCCCGATCATCGTCGAAAATGGCGGCTGGGCGCTGTTCATCTACACGCCGCGCGGTCGCAATCATGGATACCACACGTTCCAGCACGCGAGCGAAAGCGATGAATGGTTTTGCGAGCGGCTGACCATTGATGACACGGGCGTCGTTACGCCGGACCAGATCGCGCTCGAGCGCCAGGCTGGCATGTCCGACAGCAAGATTGCCCAGGAGTTTTATTGCAGCTTCGAGGCGGCGGAGGACGACGCGGTTATTCCAGTGGATCTGATCGACGCGGCGATGAAGTCGGAGATTGAAACATCGGACACCGCGCCGGTCGTCTGGGGCCTGGACGTTGCCCGCCACGGGGACGACAGCAGCGTGCTTGCCAAGCGTCAGGGCGCGGTGATCGACAAGCTGAAGGTGTGGAACAAACTAGACCTGATGCAGCTTGCGGGGGCGGTGAAACTGGAGTGGGAGCAAACCATTCCGCGCCACCAGCCCGCCGAGATTATCGTGGACAGCATCGGCCTCGGTGCTGGCGTGGTGGATCGCCTGAGGGAACTAGGCCTGCCTGTGCGCGGGCTTAACGTCTCGGAGCGGCCTAGCGTGGCCGAGACTTACCTCAACCTCCGCAGCGAGCTTTGGTTCAAAACCCGCGACTGGCTGGCTGGGCGCGACGTGCGCTTGCCAAAGGACGACCAGTTATTCCTAGAACTGAGCGGCCCGCGCTACACCTACACGTCAAACGGCAAGATCCAGGTCGAGAGCAAAGAGAGCATGAAAAAGCGCGGCGTGAAATCGCCTGACCGTGCTGACGCGGTGTGTTTGACGCTGGCGGTTGACTTTACCTCGCTGGCCTTCGGTGGCCGCTCGGATTGGAAAAAGCCGCTCAAACGCGGGATTAAGGGTGTGGTCTAGCCCTATCCTAGCCAAACACCGCAAGATATGGTAAAACGGCACCACACCGGCACAGGGGCGGATACATGGCACGATATAGCGTCGACTATGACGGCGATCTAAGCACTACAGACGACCGCCAATCGTATGGGTCGTTTGATGCGGCTGTCGGCGCGATTGGTGATCGGGGTTTCGACAGCTACAGCGTGCAGGATAACCGTCGCGGCGGTGGCGGCAATCTCGGCAGCTTTGGCGTGGGTTCCGGCGATGGCTTTGCCGCGCTAAATGCGGCGCGCCCGGTCAGTAATGGCCTGCTCGGTGGTTTCTTCACGCCCGGTCGGATGATCGGCGGCGCGTTGGGTGGCCTTGCCCTTGGCCCTATCGGCGGCATCCTAGGCGGCATTCTTGGCAACCAGATGGGGCGCGGTCGCTACGGCTACACGGACGCGCAGGGCAACCGCGTTTCTGCCGCGCGCGATATGTTTGACGGCGGCGGGCCGGGCCGTTATGGCGACAGGTTCCAAGGTGGCCCGTTCTCTGGCCTGCTCAACGCCGTTGGCGCCCGCCCGGCAGGCTATCGCGCACGCCAGGAGGCAGCGGGTCCAGATATGGGCATGGCCGAGGCGATGGCCGCGCCTGCGCTGACAGGCACCACGCCAGCGACCACGGTTGCGCCGACAATCCCGCCCGTGACTACCACGCCGTCTAATGCCTTCCCCGGCATGTATGTCAGTAATTACATGTCCTGGCTCTCGCCCAGCGAGAACCCGGCGTTCGCTGGCAGCGGGATGACGCCCGCTCCTGCGATGACAGGCGACACGGCCAACTACGTCCCGATGCGCGACCCGACCAGCCCGACCACTGGCGTAATGCCCGCCGATCTGGCTCCGGCTTATTTGTCCTCAACGCCTGGCGCGCGCGCGATGCCGCAGATGCAAGGCGCGACGCAAGTCATGCCCGCAACAGGTCAGGCGCGGCCCACGCCTGCGGATCGCATGACGGCTATGTCGCAGCGCGCGTTGAACCCGATGGTCCAATCAATGGTTGGCGGCGTTTTGGGCGGCGGTCTGGGCGGGCTGATCGGCAGAGCCATGACGGGCGACCAGGTTCGCGCCTCTCGTGCGGCCAACGCGGCGAACGTCTCTCGCATAAATGTGCCGCCCATGCCGCCGATGGGGCCGGGCTACAGCTACAGCCCGGTTCGCGGCGCGCCGTTTGCACAGCCGGGCGTGCGGCAACCGTTAGTGCCGACAATGCCGCCGAGCCGACCTTTCTGAGGGCGCTAAATGGAACCGCTGCTCGACCTGCCAATTGACCAGTTTTTCGGCGCTCTTGACGAATTGGGGCTAGACCCCGAGCGCCGCTCTGACTTGCTGCGCGAATACCGGCGGCGCAACAGCGCGTTTTCACCAGTTTACGGCCTGCTGGATAGCGTGGCGAATGAAGACGCGGCGGCAGGAATGCAGCGGGCTGACATTGTGCCGATATCGCGCCCGGAGGGGATGAGCGTTTTCGAGGCGATCAGATCGGGCGATTGGCGGCTTGCGGTTCCGCAGGGTGCCCTTGACGCGGTAGGGAACGTGGCCGGTGCGCTTGATGTTCCCGCTGCGGCGGCGGCTGGCCTGATCCCGCGCGAAGACATGGTGGGCGAGGCGCTGAATGCTGCTGGGACTGTTATGGGTCTCGGCGGGCTACTTGGCCGCGCGCCCGCTGACTCGCTTGGCATGTTCGTCGGGCAATATGCGCGGAATGCGGACTTGGTGGCTTTAAGCAGGGCGCGGAGGATGGCCGAAGCGGGCGAAGACAGAAACGACATTTGGAACGAAACAGGTTGGTTCCAAGGCCCGGATGGAATGTGGCGGTTTGAAATTGACGACAGCGAAATGCGCTTCACAGACCGCGCGTTGGACGCTATCAGCCAAGGTAATGATTATGGGGCAAACTTTCGCGGCGTGTTTGAGCACCCGGCGCTGATGGATGCATATGGCGACGTTATGCCGTTTGGCGGGGACGTTGACTTGCGCTTTTCCCGAAACGACCGCTCTGGCGCGTATTACCCTGACAACGACGCAATTAGGCTTTCTGCTGGCAATTTGGACGATTTCCGCAGCCTTGCCTTGCATGAAATGACCCACGGGGTCCAAAGCCGCGAAGGTTTTGCCTTGGGCGGTGACCCCGACATGATTTTATCGCCGCAGAATTATGACATGCTGGTCGCCGCGCGCAGCCAGCAGCTAATTAATCGCGGCTTTTCCCCGCAAGACGCAGAACAGGCCGCGCTTATGGATTTTTCTCCGTTTGGGCAATACCTCCGACTTGCTGGCGAGTCCGAAGCTAGAAACGTACCAGCTAGGGGTTTGTTGACGCCGCAAGAACGGGCGGGAACGCCGCCGTGGTGGACAGTGGACAGGCCATTTTCAGAGCAAATCCTGCTTTACAGCGATGACTACACAACAATGCAAGACCCGCTGGCTGGCATGCTACAAAGCGGCTTTGTGAGCCAATAGGAGCCGATCCATGTATCCCGAAGACAACGACCTGACCAACGAGGTCAACGCGCTTATCAATCCAGACTATATGGACGAAGACGAACTGCAAGGCATCGTCGGCAACGAGATCGACGACGCGGTTGACTTCATCGACAACATCGTCTCGCCCATCCGCGCCAAGGCGACGGAATACTATCGCGGCCAGCCTTTCGGTGATGAGGAAGATGGCCGGTCGCAAGTGGTCAGCTATGACGTACGGGATACTGTACAAGCCATCTTGCCTAGCCTGATGCGTATCTTCATGTCCTCGGACTACATCTGCGAGTTCACTCCGCGGAACCCCGAAGACGTGCCGATGGCCGAGCAGGCGACGGAATACGTCAACTACATCTTCAACCGCGACAACGACGGCTTCATGGTCCTTCACAGCGCGTTTAAGGATGCGCTGGTGCGGAAAGCTGGCATTGTCAAATTTTACTGGGACGAAAGCTACGACACCGAGACGACCGAGATGACCGGCCTGGACGACGCGGCGCTGGCGACCCTCTCGGCTGACCCGCTCGTTCAGATTGACATGACCAAGAGTTACGAGGCCCCGGAAATCCTGCCGCCCGGCGCTGCGGAAATGGGCATCCCGGTGCCGATCCTGCACGATGTGCGGGCCACGCGCCGCCTGCCGAAGGGCCGCGTCAAGATCGAGGCACTGCCGCCCGAGGAGTTTCTGATTGACCGGCGGGCCAAGTCTATCGCCGACGCTGACTTCGTGGCCCATCGCCGGGTGGTGACTGTCTCGGACCTGACCGCGATGGGTTACGACTTCGACGAGGTTTCCAAGCTGGCAACCGACACGGACGAACTGGACACCAACGTTGAACGCTACACCCGCAACCCGGCGCTGGTGGACAATCGCGGCGACCGATCCGACCCGGCCATGCGGAAGGTTAGCTATATCGAAGCATATGTGCGTGTGGACCGCGACGGCGACGGCATCGCGGAACTGCGGAAGGTCTGCGTGGCGGGCGTCGGGAACAAAATCCTGAGCGATGAGCCGTGCGACATGGCACCCTTCGCTGCGTTCTGCCCCGATCCTGAGCCGCACGACTTCTTCGGCATGTCTGTGGCCGACACGGTGATGGACGTGCAGCGGATCAAGTCTGTCATCATGCGGAACACGCTCGACAGCCTTTCGCAGTCGATCAACCCGCGCATGGCGGTGGTCGAAGGGCAGGCGTCGATCGAGGACGTGATGAACACCGAGACGGGCGCGATTATCCGCATGAACCAGCCCAACGCGGTGACGCCCCTGACCATGCCCTTCGTCGGCCAGGCGGCTTTCCCGGTCCTGCAATACATGGACCAGATCAAACAGTCCCGCACGGGCATCTCGGCGGCCTCTCAGGGCTTGGACCCCGATGCGCTGACCAACAGCACCGCGACGGGCGTCAATGCCACTGTGCAAGCCGCGCAGCAACACATCGAGATGATCGCCCGGCTCTTCGCGGAAACCGGCTTGAAGGACTTGATGAAGGGCGTCTTGAAATTGGTGGTGCAGCACCAAGACCACGCCCGCATGGTGCGGCTTACGAACGAATTTGTGCAGCTTGACCCGCGCGGCTGGGATAGCGGCATGGATGTCATGGTGAACGTGGCGCTGGGCCGTGGCACCGATCAGGCGCGGATGGCGATGCTGACGCAAATCGCGCAGCAGCAGCGCGAGGCCCTGACCGAACTCGGACCGATCAACCCGCTGACCGACCTTCAGAAGCTCTACAACACGCTTTCGGAAATCACGACGCTGGCCGGGTTTAAAGACACCTCGCAATTCTGGTCTGATCCGGCCGACTTCCAGCCGCCCCCGCCGCAACCCCCGCAGCCCGACATTAACCAGATGCTCATTCAGGCGCAGATCGCGGAAATTCAGGCCGACGTGCAGATGAAGCAGGCCGAAATCAACCGTAAACGCGAGGAAACCGAAATCGACGCGGCGCTGAAGGTGCTGGAACTGCAAGCCAAACAAGAAATGCAGGTCACCGCCGAGCAATTGAGGCGGTCGCGTGAACTGGCAACGCAGGTGATGCGTGCCGAGGCAGATATGGTGAAGGAGGCCGTCCGTGGCGAAGACCAAGGAACAGCAAATCAAGGACGCACGGGAGGCTGAACGCCTTTTGCGCGATGAAACGCTGCAGCGCGTGTTCGCGGAAGTGGAACAGCACGTGTTTGACAGCCTGAAATCGGCGAAACTGGGCGACATGGACGAATTGGTCCAGCTTCAGGCCGAATTACACGGCGTGACCGCGCTCCGCCGCCGCCTCCGTATCTGGGTTGATGCGGGCATCATTGCGGAAAAGGGCGCGAAGTGATATATGGAGACTAAAGCAATGGCAGATAGCAGCAACCCGCTGGGGACTGACCTGCAAAGCGCACAAGATGCAATTCAAGCCATGATGGCACCCCTCGGGGACAATGCCGAAGGTGAGAATGCGCCGGGGGATGAGGCCCCCGAAGCCGAAGCGCCAGAGGCATATGCTGAAAGCGATGAAGGCTATTCGGACGAACCGGAAGACGCCGAAGGCGATTACGCCGAGGAACCCGAAGAAACGCCAGACGTTTACACCGTAAAGGTCAACGGCGAAGAGATCGAGGTAACCCTTGACGAATTGCGTGCCGGGTATTCCCGCCAATCCGACTACACGCGGAAGTCTCAGGAGGTCGCCGAGCGCCGGAAGGCAATTGAGGCCTTGGAATCTGAGATTAACGCAGAACGCGAACAATATGCGGCCCTCTTGCCGCGTATGCGAGAGCAGCTAGAGCAGCAGCTCCAGGCCGAACCCGACTGGGATAAACTGTATGACCAGAACCCCGTCGAGGCCACTAAGCTAGAGCGCAAGTGGAAAGCGGCTAAAGAGCAGCGGGAACAGCAAATCCAGGCTGTGCAGGCGGAACAGCAGCGCGTTGCGCAAATCCGTCAACGCCAGATGCAAGAGCAGATGGCAAAGCAACTGGAAGCTGAACAGGCCCGCCTGCCCGAAATGATCCCGGAGTGGAAAAACCCCGAGACGGCCAAGAAAGAGGCCAAGGAAATTCGGGATTTCCTGCTTAGCAAGGGCTTTTCGGAGCAAGATGTGGACGGCATCACGAATGCGGGCGTCGTCGCAATGGCTCGGAACGCAATGCTGTTTGAAAAGGGACGCGCCAAGATTTCGGAGGCCAAAGGTCAGGGGAAACCCGGTCCCAAGCCGATGAAGGCGGGTTCCCGAGGAACGCAGCCTCGTCGTCGCGGTGAAGTAGAGAAGGCGCAGAACCGCCTTAAGCAAACGGGTCGCGTCAAAGATGCGGCCTCTGTCATCAAATCGCTACTATGAGGGAAAATCATGGCTATCGTAGCAAACACGTTCCAGACGTATGGTGCCAAGGGCATCCGCGAGGAACTTTCTGACGTTATCTCGAGCATTGCTCCGGAAGAAACGCCGTTCCAGTCGAACGTCGGCTCTGAAAGCGTGTCCAACGCCTTCTTTGAATGGCAGACGGACAGCCTGGCGGATACATCGACCACCGCCATCTTGTCGGGTGACGATGTGACAACCTTCGACACCACCGCAGCGACAACCCGTCTGGGAAACTACACCCACATCCGTCGCCGCACCCTGATCCTCGAAGATCGGCTTGAGTTTGTCGATAAAGCGGGCCGCGACAGCGAACTCGCCTATCAGCTTGCAAAACGCGGCAAGGAACTGAAGCGCGACATCGAGGCCACGCTGCTGGATAACAATGCCCGCGTCGGCGGTGACTCGACCACGCCCCCCGAAACCGCTGGTCTGCCCTCGTGGATTGTGTCCAACATCGCCCAAGCGGGTGACGCCACTAAAGCCACCGGCGACGGCACCGACGCCCGCGCGGACGGCACCCAGCGTGCGTTCCTCGAATCGATGCTCAAGTTGGTCATGCAGAAGGCTTGGGCGGCAGGCGGCAATCCTTCGATTGTGATGACTGGTCCGTTCAACAAGGTTGCGGCGTCGAGTTTTGCCGGTATCGCAGAAACCCGCGTGGCAGGGGGCGACAGCCCGACCACCATCATCGGCGCGGCTGACGTGTATGTGTCTGACTTCGGCAACCTGACCTTCGTGCCCAACCGTTTTCAGCGTGAGCGCGATGCGTTCTTCCTGGACCCGGAATACGCAGCGGTCTGCTACCTGCGCCCGATCCAGCAGGTGGAACTGGCGAAAACCGGTGACGCTGAAAAGCGCATGGTCCTGGCCGAGTTTGGCCTGAAGGTCATGAACGAGGAAGCCCACGGCGCGGTTTACGACCTGACCGACAGCTAATCAGATCGGGGCGGGCTTCGGCTCGCCCCTTTCACCTTGAGGGCGAAATATGAGCAAGCGCATTTTTGACACCGACCCGATAACCGGCATCACCCGCTATTGGCACATGACCGATAAGGGCGAGTTTGTCGTCGAGACCGAACAGCGTATTGAGGTGGACGAAAGCAACACCCGCGCCCGCAACGCTACAGACAGGCGCACGAAATGGGGCGACATGTCCCGCGTGGCGTCCATCCCTCTCAGCGTTTATTACGACTTGAAGCGCCGGGGCATCGCGGATGACCCCAAGGCGATGAAGCGGTGGCTCAACGACGGTGACAACCGAGTATTCCGAACACGCGAAGGGGTTTTGTGATGCGCGTCCGCGAA